AAAACTCTCAACCTTCACTAGAGGGTTACGGTGCGACTTTTGAGCGCCTGAGCCAGAACCTCGGAGGCTTCGTCGAGATCATCGACCCTCAAGCCTTCACGGACACTCTGCGCCATGCCGATAGAAACATCATCGGAGCGTTCAATCACGACATGAGCTTGCTCCTAGCTACGACCGACTCAGGCACGCTGGAGCTTGGCGTCGACGAGACCGGCCTCCGCTACCGGATGCAGCTCGACATCACAGATCCAGACGCTCAGCGTGTCATGGCGAAGGTGAAAGCCGGCAAGGTGCGCGGCTCCTCGTTCAGCTTCTCGACGTTGGCCGACTCCTGGACAACTACCGAGGAGGGCTTCCCGCTTCGACGCCTTGAAGCAGTCCAGCTTTACGAGCTCGGCCCAGTCTCCTCGCCCGCTTACCGTTCAACAGAGGAAGCAGGCAACGCAGTTGCGCTGCGCTCCCTCTCTCAATTCGTAGACCTGCCATTCGAGCAGGTCTCCGAGGCTGCCCGACTGGGCACGCTAGACCACCTCATCCTTCGAGATGTCCGCTCGGACGTTCCAGACGAGGAAGAGCCAACGGAGCCAGAGACCCCCAGCGACCCTGACGTCTCGACCTCTAAGCGGACAGGTCGCCGCAACCCGCCCACCCGCTGAGCTCGCGCGAAACGCACCTCGGCACTGTTACCGAATACCCGCCGGCACTCCCGTCGACGGACTAACCCAAACACAGACAGGAGGATTCATCATGAATCCAGAAATCAAGCGCCTCGTAGAGGCACGAAACAAAGCATGGGCCGAGATGCGCGCCCTCTCCGATCACGTCGCAGCCGAGGGCCGTGAGTTCTCAGGTGAAGAAGAGATCCAGTGGGCAAAGGGTAACGCCGACCTCGACGCACTCGACGCTCGCCTGAACTCGATCATCGAGCTCGAACAGCGTAACGCCGACATCGAATCTACCCTCGGGCGCTTCGCTCCGTCGGAAGCTCCCGCAGAGGTCAAGGTCTCCGACTCTGACATGTTGCGCTCCCTCGCAAGTGGCGAGCGTCGCTTCGCTGAGTTCGGCCCAGAGGCTGCTGAGAAGCGCGTCCTCTCGAAGCTGACCGCAGGCGCTGGAGCGAACACCGTTCCTGTCTCCTTCTACGACCAGCTCATCGTCGCCCTCAAGGAAAACTCGACGGTAATGGCTGCGAACGCCATGCTCATCGAGACCGCAGGCGGCGAAGGCCTCCAGGTTCCGACCGCTGCTTCTGGCTCCTTCCCTACAGCGGCCCTCGTCGCAGAGGCTGGAACCATCGGAGCATCGGACGCAGCCTTCGGTCAGGTCACCCTCGGGGCGTACAAGTACGCATTCTTGACACAGGTCAGCTCTGAGCTGCTCTCCGACGCTGCAGTCAACATCGAGGCCTTCTTGGCTCAGGTTGGCGGCCAAGCACTCGGGAACGGCTTCGGCGCTGCGACCATCACCGGCACCGGCTCATCCCAGCCAGTCGGAATCGCAGGCTCTGCAGGCTTCGCCACCGTCGCCTCGGCGACTGGTTCAGCCGCTGCAGGCTTCACGATGAACGACTGCTTGACCCTGATGCACTCCATCACTCGGCCATACCGCGAGGGCGCCAGCTTCATCTGCAACGACTCCGTCGTGTTGCAGTTGCGCAAGCTGCGCGATCTCACCGCCACCACTGGCGCATACCTGTGGCAGCCATCAACACAGGCCGGACAGCCTGACTTGCTTCTCGGCAAGCCAGTCTTCACCGACCCGAACATGCCAACAGTTACCACCACGGCCGGCAAGGGCCTTGCATTCGGTGACTGGGGACGTGGAGTCATGGTCCGCATCGCCGGCGGCGTTCGCGTCGAGTCCAGCCAGGACTATGCATTCAACACCGACCTGAACACCTTCCGCTTCATCATGCGCGGAGATTCTCAGATCATCGACGCGGCAGCAGCTCGGGTACTTACTTACCTGACCTAATCCGCTAGCTGAAGGGCGCACGCTGAGCTTCGGTTCGGCGTGCGCCTCAAGGCGTTATCGAAAGGGGCACAGATGCCCGCAATCCGTTTACAGATCGCTTCAGCCGGCTTCGAGTCCGGCGCAGTCATCGAGGTCGACAAGGCCACCGCTGACAACCTCGTCATGCACGGCTTCGCCACTCGCGCCGAAAAGGACGAGATCGTGATCGGCTCACTAGAGACCGCCTCGGCCGATCTCAGCGCCGAGAACGCAGCAACGCCCAAGCCACGCGGCCGCAAGCCTAAAGCGTCCTAAAGATGCACAGAGACGTTCTGGAGTGGGTCCAGAGATGGGCGCCCTCTGGGCCTCAGAACGTCCTCGACTGCGGAGGCCGAAACATTAACGGCCACCCCGGCTTCTTGTTCGACTCCTCTTCAAGTTTCGAGATCGTGGATCTCGTCGAAGCGCCCGAGGTGACATGGGTCGGCGACATCTTGGACTTCGGAGCGGTTGAAACTTTCGACGTGGGACTGCACCTCGAAGTCGCAGAACACACTCCCGACTGGCCGCTCCATATCCGCCACATCTCGCACCTCCTCAACCCTCACGGCGGTCTCTTCATCTTCACCGCTGCAGGCTACGGACGAGCTCCTCACTCAGCAGCCGACGGCGGCAGCCTCCAGCCGGGCGAGTACTACCAGAACATCAGCCCCGACGCTCTCGCCGGCGTCCTCGACAACTGCTTCGCCAAGCACGTCCTAGATATCCACGGCGAAGACGTCCGAGCCGCAGCATGGAGATGACCGAATGACCATCATGAACGGCTACATCACAAGCGCCGAGGCTCAGGCCTACACAGGCGTCAATCTCGCAGGCTCGACGAGCCTCCTCGATGACGTGGTCGAGGCATCGTCCCGACTCATCGACGAGTACTGTGGCCGCCACTTTTACCAAGACGTCGCAGCGACTCGCTACTTCGACACCGACCACGCTCAGCAGCTCATCCTCGGACCGTTCAACGATCTCGCCTCGGTGACCTCGATCACTGAGGACCGAGCCGGAGATGGCACATACTCAACGACTTACACCGCCGGCCAGTATCAACTCGGCCCAGTAGGAGCAGCGTCGAAGGCTCCAGTGGCGCAGCCGTTCACCTCTGTCAGCCTGCTCGATAACGTGACCTTCTCCGTCTCTGTCTCGACTGGCCGTCGAGGTCTCGTCAAGATTGTCGGGACATGGGGCTGGCCTGCAGTCCCGATCGAGGTCAAGCAGGCCTGTCGGATCATCGTCGCCGAGGTCATGAAGCTGGAGTCCGCTCCGCTCGGGATCGTCGGCTTCGCAGACTTCGGCGTGACTCGGGTCTCTAAGTCGATGAGCCCTCGGGCGGTCCAGATGCTGCAGCCTTATCGCCACGGCGGGAACTTCGGCATCGCGTGAGCGAGATCACGAACGGCGAGATCCGAGACGTCATCGCCCTGGCACTGTCGAAGTGTCCAGGAGTGAACATTTACAAATTCCCGCCGGAGGACATCTCACCGCCGGCGGCGTTCGTCGCTGGGTTCTCGATCCGCCCGCTCAGCTTCGACGGCTACCGAGAGACCTCAGTCGACATCACCGTCATGGTCTCGCACCGTCACGTTGACCAGCTCGCCCTCCTCGATGCGATGCTCGACTCCGAGGGCAGCTCCTCAATCGTGGCCGCCATCGACAACGCAGCGAGCCCAGACGTCAACCTTCGAGTGAACACCATCGGCAACTATCGAGAGGTCATCATCGCAGACGTCCCCTACTACGCCGCAGACATCACCGTCGAGGTCTTGACCTAATGGCCGGCACCGAGGCGTTCGGCCTCAAAATGATCAAGTACGGCGAATCCATTGGCAACGTCAACCGCCAAGCGACGACCGCTGCAGCAATGGTCTACAAAGGCTCGCTGCTTGCTTCTGGCGCAAAGTTCACCGGCGGCGACCTCCGCTTCTCTCGCTGGAAGGGCAAGCAAGGACCGAGGCTCGGGGCGAACTTCGAGGTGATCGGCACAGTTAACGCTGAGGCACGAATCAACGCCAAGCCGGAGGGCGTCTGGCTTGTCCTCGAAGATGGGGCGCGCGCTCACGTCATGACTCCGAAGTCGAAGCGACGAGGCGGGGCGAAGACGATGCACTTCGGAAGCTCCGCTTTCTACGCTCGCGTCAACCATCCCGGCAGACGAGGGACGAAGGCCTGGAGCCTCGGGGCGAAAGCCGCCGAGCGTGGCGCAGTTCAGGCCTACAAGCGGACCCAGATCATCGCCCTCGCAGAGGCTCACTGAGTGCGCGTTCTGCTCGTTCATCCCGGCCCGGCCTTCTCGGTTCAAGATGTCTACGACGGCTGGGCTGAAGGCTTCGAGGCTCTCGGTCACGAAGTCCAGCACTACAACACCGGCGACCGGCTGACATGGGGCGGAATAGCCCATCTAGCGAAGGACGACGGAACCTTCATCAGGGCGTTCGAGAAGCAGGACGACATCTACAGCTTCGCTATGAGCGGACTCAGTCGCTCAGCGTTTTACTTCTGGCCCGACCTCGTCGTCTTTGTCTCCGGCTTCATCCTCGACCGGCAATTCCTCGAAGTCTGCCGCAGCCGTGGAATGAAGACGGCCTGCATTTTCACAGAGTCGCCCTACGAGGACACGCGCCAACTCGGAGCGGCTCAGCACTTCGACGTCGTCGCACTGAACGACCCGACCAACCTGGCACAGTTCCAAGAACTCACCACGGCGGTCTATACGCCGCACGCTTACCGGCCATCAGTCCATCATCCCGGCGGCGCAGAG